ACACGAGAGGCAATCGGCAAATTCATCGGGATTAAGCAAAAGCGGGTAATTATGATTGGTGATGAACTTTCAGAACTTTCTGAAAGTATCTTGCAGGCTGGCCTGACTAACCTATCTAAAAACCCATTCTTCCAGATGATCGGAATGTCTAACCCAAACAGCCGCTTCGATGCTTTCGGCGTGTGGTCAGAGCCTAAGAAAGGCTGGGAATCCATAGACACACAGACCGCTGACAGGTGGACCACGAAATGGAAAGGTCACTACCTCCGACTCGATGGGGAGCGCAGTCCTAATATTACGCTAGGAGAAGTTAAGTTTCCTTGGCTGCCGACAGCCGAGAAGCTGGCAGAGGATAGGGCGTTATTGGGGCCGGAATCCAGAGGATACATGCGAATGGTTCGCGCCGTATTCTTCGACTCCGACGAAACAACCGGAATCTACTCAGAAGCAGAGCTTATCAAAGGTGGGGCGATGGGCGAGGTCGATTGGGCAGACAAGCCGACCGTCGTTGCCGGAATCGATCCGGCGTTCACTAACGGCGGTGACAGAACCATTATGTATACAGCGGAAGTCGGCTACGCTCGAAACGGCCAATACGTCTGCAAGTTAGGAGAAGCTATACATCTCAATGACGACGCCACAAACAAGGCGGTTCCCCGCACCTACCAGATTGTCCACCAAATTATCGATCACTGCAAACGTAGGGATATCTCTGCTAACAATGTGGCTCTCGACTCGACCGGAGCAGGTGCGCCCTTCTGCGACGTTCTGGCTGGCGAATGGGAGAGTTCGTTCATGCGCGTTACCTTTGGCGGAAAAGCTTCCGACAAGAGAGTCAGCATGAATAGCCAACTTACCGGAGCAGAACTTTACACAAACCGTGTGTCAGAACTCTGGTTCGTCGGCAAAGAACTGCTTCGGACACAACAGATCTACGGAGTGGGTTCTGATTTAGCTAAGGAAATGTGTGCCAGAAACTATGATATGACAAAGGGAACAGGCACACTCAGAGTGAAAATCGAATCGAAACCGGAGTTCAAAGCTCGGTTCGGTCGTAGTCCTGACTTAGCGGATGCCGCGTTCCTTGCTCTGGATTGCGCTCGTCAGCGTCTAGGACTCGTGGCTATTGACCCACCGAAAGATGAAAAGGGTGCGGGATACAGGAAACCTGTTACGATTAAAACTCTTAGTGGCGCACTCAACAATCCCGATACCAGCTTACTCAGCTAAAAACTTTTTCCGAACCCCTTAGGTATTTATAACATATACAATTAGTACTCAAGTATATAGAGAGAAGTTTTTTCTGCCCGAATCCCGAAGATTGACACTTTTCCCTAAAACCTGTATCTTCTGCCTGTGGCGAACAAACGTTTCAAGAGGCTCCCGTCTGGCCGTATCCAATACCACGGTGAGACGTTCGCTGGCTTTAATAAGCCTAAACGCGCCCCTAAAGGATCTAAGAAGAAGTTTGTCGTTTTAGGTAAAGAAGGCGACAAGATCAAGAAAGTTGGCTACGGTCACCGAGACTACAGTGATTTCACGAAACATAAGAATCCTAAGCGTCGGGCGAACTTCAGAGCCAGACACAACTGCAAAACTGCAAAAGACAAAACAACCGCACGCTATTGGGCGTGCAAAAAACTTTGGTAACCATGGCGGAAAAAGATAAATATTATAAAGATGCTGCGGCTAAAGATGCCGAAGCGAAGGATATACTAACCAGTTCCCGCATAACTTCTCAAGGTCAAAGAGATAAGTTAAGTAGCATCTTGGCTGGTAGAACCAAGGCTTTTGAAGAGCGGAGGAAAAAAAGTGAAGAAGAGGACGCCGCGAGGAAAGCACGTCTTAAACAATTCGAGGAACCCGAGAAACCCCTTGACTCATATGATCAAGGTATGGCTGAGTTAGATGCAGCTTTTGACGCGTCAGCCGCTCGTGACAGAAAACTTGAAATAGATAAAAAAACAAGTATCGCCTCCGAGCTTAAAGACTTGTCAAAGCGGGGTGCTTTGACTGCCGACCTCCTAAAAGGTTCTCGCAAAAAAGCAATGGATGCTGGTGTATCTGAAGATCAGTTTAACACGTTCTTAGAAAAGAATAGAATCCGTGAGCGTGGTTCCCCTTTTTCTTTTAAGAAGGCTAAGACCGGAACGGGTTTATTTGACCAACCCGCAGTAGACCCTACAGCAGCAGCCGGAGCTGCTCAAAATGTCATGTATCAAAGAGAGTTTGGAACTGAACCTAACGCTGCGTTGAAAGCGATGCAAGACCCTAACTACGAAGTTGGAAGTGGGTCGCCACTCCTGAAACCATCTCGTCCTATCGGTCCTGCTAGTGGGAAGTTTCGTAGGGCGTCCCGTCGCCTGACCGGAGCTGCCGCGCAAAAAATGGCTTTATTAGGTGAGTTGGCCCGTGTGAACAAGCCTTCTATCGACACACGCGCTTCACGAAAAAGTAGGATGGATTCACGAATGTTAGCCGCTGAAGAAGCGAATAAGCAAAACAAAATCGCGTCAGGTTCTAAAAATATGTTTAACGCAATGGGCATGGAAGAACCAAAGTCAAACGACTTGATACAGCAGCCTAAAAAGGCAGAGCAATCTGAGACCCAGAAAAGGGAACAGGCTCGACTTAAAAGAATAGCTGATTTCGGCAAGTCCTACAAATTAAGGTAATATGGCCATCGATTATAATCAAGACATCGCACCACTCCGCCAACAGTATTTCCCGATGCTGATGGGAGAGAGGGGTTTCGATCAAGCGATGAAATATCGTCAGGAAGTCATCATGCCGATGCAGGCGCATACTATGAAGATGGAATCGCATGCTATGTCTATGCAGGCGCAGGATCTTGCCAACGAAAAGCTGAAGTTTGATATAATGCAGTCTAGGCAGAAGGCTAAGTCTCAGCTTGACTTCATGGAAAAGCTGCCCGACTTGATGGATCAGATTGAGAGCATCACGTCTGACCCTGAAAAAGATTCTTACACCGCAACTAAGAATTTGATTGGCCTACAGATGGAGTATCTTCCCTCTGCACAACATAACCCACTTATTAGCAATCTATTTAACTTTGCGGGTAACTCTATTAACGTAGACCGTATCCGCCAAGAAAAAGAAGATCGTAAAGCAAAAGAAGCAGAGTCCCGAAAGTTTGGTCGTATGTCTCAGCTAGCTCAGGTGGGAGCCGTTGACGCTATAATAGCTGCCGCTGGAGAAGAAATAGATCCAGAAGAACAGGACTATGTGAGCCTTGGTCAAACGTATAAGAGTGCAGGAGCTGCAAAAACAAAAGCAGCAGCCGACAAGGCAGCAGCAGCAGCCGAATCTGCGGCTATAGGTAGGGCATCCTCTACTTTTAAATCGTATGAGTCTGCATTGAGGGGTATGACTGTTAAATCCACGCAGACAGACTGGTCAAACTTGACTGCACCTACGATGGGAGATATTAAACAGATTAGTAATCAAGTCTCTGAAGGTTTTGATATTGGGAAAGCCAATAAACAAGAACTAGCAGCGACTTATATAGACGTGATGAGGAGATCCGGAATCACTGTAAATAAAGCTGCTGTTTTAGAAAAAGCAGAAAATGATACGGAAAATCTTTATAGAGAAACTTTAGAGAAAGTCTTAGAACAGCAAAGGCTTTTTGGCCAATATGGCCAACCTGAAACGACAAGTACAGTAGATACAATCTTTAATACCTAAACACCACTTAAACTACAACCCAAACCTTTTCAGCTATGACTGATTTGAATTCTTCCCTTACCGACTTCGATAAGTCTCTAATCACAGAGGCTCCTAAACCGCCCGAACTTAAACCCTTTTCTGTTTGGTCAGAGGAGAATAAATTAGCTGAAGCTGACCCTCAGAGCTACGTCCAATATTCGGATTACGTTCGTGAGGGTTACCTCGATCAAGGAGCTTACACTCCTAATGTCGAAGAGGAGATAAGTGGATCACTAAATTCTAAGTTAGCTGATTTTGGTGTAGTCGATGACGAGGGCGTCCAAGCCCTTACCGCTACTAAAGAGCCGTCGTTTGAAGAGAAGTTTGAGTATGTCCGTTCTTCAATAAACAGTGATGAAGAAGATTGGAAGACCCTTACTGATTACAAAGCAGGTGATGAAGTCGTCTCCGCTGGTGGGACTGTCAAGCCGTTCCAAGATAAAGTAGCTGGTCTTAAAGAAAGATCTGAAGAAATCGTTAACCGACGTTACAACGATGTTAAAAGATCTTTAGTGGAGAGTGACCAACTCCCACTAGCTTACGTCACTAATGAAGAAGGTCAGCGCGAACTATTAGTCGGGGACGCTGCGGAGAACATGACCGTGACTCAGGCGATCAAAGCTTCTAAGATTGGTGGTGTGTCATTTAAGGACGGTCTAGTAGCTCAGAAGCTTCTTTCGCCTATTGCTGGTCTTGATATTAAACTTTACAAATTCAAGAAGATCACGGAGATCTCTGAAGGTATTGCTGAGTTAGCTCAACAAGATGCCTCCGTTGCAGAACACGTTACTGGACACACACGTCAACTCGCTAGAAAAGATCGAAGTGCTTTCGATTCTGTAGGAGCCACTATAACTCGTGGAGTTAGCGATCTATTGACATTTGCTGGTGTTGAATCAGAAGAGAGTAACGCTGAAAAACAAAGGATATTCTTAGCCAGCCACGAATCTTTTGACAACACTGTTGAGTATATCACTGAGAAGTTGAATGCCTCAGGAGCCAATTACAATACTAAAGACGTTCGTGATGCTTATGAATCGCACGTTATTAATGAAGGAGCCAAGCGTGGGGCGTTTAAACTACACCAAGACCCGTCCGAAGCGGGGAAGAACCTTTATAACACTGCTCTCGGCCCTGTCCTGAACCCCGCAGTGTTTGCCCGCGAAGAGGACATGATTAATACTCTTGCCGCGCATCCTGAACTTACGGCGCAGCAAAAAGAACTTTTTACCAAGAACCGTGTTGATGTCCTTAAACAAAACTTTGCTAGTTACAGTAAGCTCTTATCTGAATCTGCCGTTGGTGATGAGTGGACAAAAGCTCTCGTAGCCGGAAGGCAGGCTGGAAGAGACGACTTAGATGTATTCGACGAGTTTGTTGCTAAGGACGAGAACTTCAATGAGTTCACCGACAGTGTTAAAGGAATCGCCTACTCTGTATGGGATTCTGTTGCCAGCCTCCTCTACATTGCTCCTGCTGTTATGGGGGCTGATTGGGCTAAAGACGGACTTGCTGATGCGAGTCAGAGACAATCGGATCGCCGCGAGGTCGCACAGATTTTTGGTGAGCAATACGGTCTGTTCCAAGACGTAGCTGAGAGTGTCGCTCCTCTTATTGTGGATGTAGCGGCTACGACTGCCTTGTCTTCGGTTACCGCCGGAGCTGGTGGCGCAGCTTACTTGGCTGCAAAAGGCGGGGCGCAGCTCACCGCGAAGGGTTTAGGTAAAGCACTTACTAGTAATGTACTTAGAGCTACCTCTAAAGAAGGTCTTGAGAAAGTGGCGGATAATGCTCTCGCTAAAGGTCTCATCAAGAAGTCACTGGAAAAAGGACACCGTGACAAGACCATAGAAGCCCTTGAACTATACAACAGTGAAGTCGCTAAGAAGTTTGGCGTAACAGTTGGAACCTTCGTCCCAGCAGCAACCCGAAGCGGTGCGATGAGTTATGGTTCCCTTTACAACCAACTACGTAAAGATCCTGACCTTACTGAAGAGGAAGCTCATGACAGAGCATTAGGCTTCGCCCTTACCTCTGGCGCAATCACAGGTGTGATCACATCTAGTTTTAGTGCGTTGGGGCGTGGTGGTGTTGAAGATGCCTTACTTAAAGGCATGACCTTTAGAGAGTCTAAAAAGCTTTTCCAAGCAATGGGGAATACGACAGGGATCGCCGACGAGACCGTCGCCGCCGCTATGAAAAAAGTAGTGGGTGATTCCATCAAGAAGTATGGGGCTACTACTCTCGGAAAGAAGGTCGTAAAGAATGCAGTCGATGAAGGTCTTGAAGAAGGCGTCGATCAATTAGTTAACTCATTCGTTGAAGACGTAGCCCTCAATCAGGACACGCCGATGCTTGAGAGAATGAAGCAGGTGTGGCACGCCGCACAAGTTGGTGGTATTCTTGGTGGGGGTGTTCCCGCTGTTCAGGCCGCTGCGAGCCGTTTAGGGGTGACTCCGATGGATCAGCTAGAGCAGCGTATCCGTGTGCAGAATGAGTTCGTTGAACAAGTTTCTTCTGAACTTGAAGGAACTGGTAGCCCACTTGCCGCTAGACAAGTTCGTGAGATCATGATGTCCCGTGTCAGGGACCGTAGACCTTCAGCACCCGCTCCTGAAGTTCCCGATACCGTAACTATTACTGAGCAGAAGGTAAAGTCGGAGCAGAACGCCAAGAGGAATCAAGAGATCGCTCAAGAGATATCAAAACTAGAGGATCAATCAACCTTACCTAAGAAGGCGGAAGAAAGGGAAGCTGAAGTTGCCCAACGCGCACAACGAAGAGTGGAGTTGGAACAAGAAGGTGTGGCTCTATCGGAAGAGCAACAAAACCTCAGAGCTTTGGAGGAAGCCCCTACTACCTTCGGTAATCCTCCCGTCGATCAGAAGGTAACTCCAGAGGTGTTTATCCAATCTCTAAACGAAGCTAGCCCACTCGACGTGGAGACTGCTTTTGAGAACATTCGCAACCAGCAGAATATCTCATTTAATAATAGTGAAGACACTACGGTTCTTAAAATCGAGGACACTGAAGCCCCTCCAGCTACGGAGACTCCTTTTGATTACGGCGTAAAGACTCCTAGAAAGATTAGAACTTATTCTGGTCGTGCTGATATCGACTTTACTAAAGAACAAGCTAACGCGGAGTCCGCTGGAGTATCTCTTCAAGGCGAGTCCAGAACTAATATTGGGTCACATAATAGCAGCAGTCGCGGCTTCGACCCATCTGTATCGAAACGGTATTCTACTAGGCCGTCATCCGACACACTTAGGTTTGACGACCCTCCCTTCAGCGGGGCAAATGCGGAAGAGAAAGCCATCAAGCTTATCGACTTTGCAATCGCCAACGGCTTTCCGGTTAACATCGACCCCAACGTAAACTACGGGTTGCCACTGCCATCTGAAGCATCCCGCCAATCTGTATCAGAGTTTGTATCATCTGCTGTTTACACAGCTTACCCTAAAATCGCACCTCCCAAGAACGCAAAGCCTTACACTAGTAAGCAGACCGCCAAGACTTACTTCGATCCCGTATCCGGTAAGACTGTAAGGCAGAAGGTTAAAGGTTTTGTTGATGATAGTGGTAATGGTATATTCGACAACGACCCGATCGTGATGATCGATATGTTGAAGTCTGGTAAATTGGTTAAGGTTCCCCGTAGTTTTGGTAAAGCAAACATCAACCCTGCTATCCGGATCAAGGACGGAGTGGTTGTTGATGTGGTTGGGCCTACTGCTGACGGTAACCTCTTAGAGTCTAAGGTTGTTGATGCGAGGCATGTTAGCCCGATCGAACCAAACAATACGCGGGCAGCTATAATAGCTAGTATTCCTTTTAAGAAAGCTGACTTACCAGCAGGCGTCAAAGACTTCGATCCTCTCAATGGGGGTCCGAAGTCTGAGGACTTCGCTGATACTACTACGATCAAACGCCGCATCGGTGTATTCTCTCTTGAGTTAGAGAAGACAGGAGAAGAAGCGAACCGTAGAGTTCAAAGCCGTCTTGAATCAAACAGCGGAGAACTTAGTCCTGAGTTCCGTATGGCTGCACTAGAATCAGCCAAACAAGAATTCTTGTTTAACGCGCAGTTAATTAGTCTCCGCGAGAAGTTGCTTGCGAATCCTGCTACAATCATAAACGAGGTAGTCGCGCAGACAGGATCGTCAAATGTAAACCAAGCAGCGCAAAGACTGCTGCCGTTCATTAAAGTAGAATCTAATAATAACCTTACGGGTAGCGCAATCCTTGGATTGTTTGTGGAGCAGAAACTCCAGAACAACCCTGACTTCGCGAACAACGCACCACCGACCTTTGATACGTTACTTGCTAAAGCAGCTAATAGATTTAAGTCTCAAGAAGAAACTGCTACCTCACTTAGACAACAGAGAGCGGCGACTACTCTTCCATTCGATAGAACTCCATCTGAGTTTAGGAATCCTAAAGTAAGTGAGTGGATTGCGAACTTCGGGCGTAACCCTGAAGGTGATCTAGCGTCTCCGGAAGATATTAGCAACGCAGTGTCTGGAGCAATCAATACTGCGATTGACGCAGTAAACACTGATCCCGACTTACGTAGAGCAATCAATAAGATTACTCTAGACCACGTCTTGAACGACGGCACTCCTGAAATGGCTGACATGGTTCAGACTGCGAGTGCGAGGGACATCTTCGGATTGTTCGCTTCATGGATGTCATCTGGTAACGGTAACACCAGAGAATCGGTTACTGAGTTTGTGGAGCAGTTGGAGCTTGGGATCTACCCGTCTAGCGCAGAGTTCCAGAACGCATTACTTCTGGTTAACTTAGCTAACCGTTCTGATGGTGCTAGCTATGAAAACTCTGACGCTGTGAACGCCTACCGTGATCTGTTCAATGCAGGTGCTAAACAAGAGATCGATACTGATCAGGCGAGGAACACAATGATTGCTTTGACCAAAGCAGTCCGGACTCACCTATCGAGATCAAACATATCTTCTGCGGAGCGGTCAGCCATCACAGCTCAGAACGAATCAGATATTCAAAGACTGAAGCTTGAGAGTGGCAACCCTGAGAGTGTTATTGAAGCCCTTAAAGATGTTTCTAAGAATTCAGATAACCCATCGCATAAAGTTGTAGCCGACTTGCTACTGCTCGACACTGACTTCCTCAAGAAGGTTAAGTTTGTATTGGGATCAGCGACTGCGGACATCGCAGGCAAATACGTCAAAGGACTCGACGGTTCCCACACTGTATTCATTAACAAGACATCTGGCAACGGTCGTGGTCTAGTTAACACATTACTTGAGGAATACGTCCACGCATTTATTTCTGACATTACTTCAGCTACTGATGCTCAGATTGAGGGCATGCCTAGAGGGACCAAGACTAGACTCAAAGCTCTGTCTACTGTTCTGACTAATTCTAGAACAGCTTACGCGAAACAGAAAAAAGAAAGTGGGCCAGTCCCAGCTCTTGAGAATGCTCTTGTTGATCTCAATGAGTTTGCTGCTCAGTTCTTGTTATCAGAAGACGTTCAGAAACATGTGAGGAGCCTCGTGCCACCACCAAATAGGTCATCATTCTTCTCTCGTTTCCTGACTAATATAGTCATGCTGTTCCCTAAAGCAGGGGCCAAAGACGTTAAGGAAGCTGCAAAAGCTCTAGAAGATGTCCTTGATGTCGGTAGTAATACTCGCAAGACGGCTCCTACTGACCCTAAAGTTTTGGGTGGTTCACTTGCTGGTAAAGCATTGTTCAGTTCACCAGTTACCAGATCTAAAGAGGAGTTACTTGATCTACAACGCGAAGCAGAGAACGCACGACTTGAGGCTAATAGTCGGGAAGTCGAGGCATTCAGAGAAGCATTCTTAGCGAGCGTTCCAGAGGCAGATCGACCTAAGATGGGTAACCTACTCAACTACGTTAGAGGTTTACTTCCGTTGGGTATGGACATGAAGATCACTACTGAATCAGGCGGGAGTTCTGCTTTTGTAACTTCTGACTCTTCAACGGTCTTTGTTAATCCGATTGCTATGTTGAAGCAGGCAGGTGATATCAGTGATGCCGCTAGCCGCGCAATCATTGGCACTATAATCAACGAGGAACTGACCCACACTGCTAGCTTTAACGCCTTGAGTATGGAAGAGGTTCAGGAATACATCGATAGTCTTTCTGAATCAGACTTCGTTGACATCGCCAAAGAATACCACGGCGACAACGACGCTGGACTCAAAACTACATTAGCGCAACTAAACTCAGAAGATCCTTCAGTAGTCGCAGACGCTCGATACAGAATGGCAGAAGAGAAACTTCGTATGCACCTCCAAAAGGTCACACGAGGATTTACTACTGAGGACGACATACAATTCTGGAAATCCAAGCCGTCCTTATTGGGAATGCTAGGTCGTTACTTTAGAGGCATCATCAACCGCTGGGTCGCTAAACGTGAACAGATTGGACCCGCCGCAGATGTTGCACTCAATAAGTTAATTATTGAAATGCGGGCTATCGAAGTTGGGTTTGTTCGCCAGCCTACTAAGATGCCTTTCGACCCTGAAACCCCGATGAATGTTTTCCGGATGTTCGGAACCGTGAATCAGAACTTCGTTGCTTTAGCGTCTGCCCCCACCACAGCCGCGCCGTCAGGCCAACCAACAGGAACGGGTATAGACTTCTCCGCAGTGGTGGACTTACTGGAGGCTCCTGTATACGAGATCGAAACCGAGCAACCTAAGAACTTTATAATGAAGTTCTTAACTGAGATGTTTGCTGGTCAGCTTCCAGAAGCTTTCCGTCGATTGGTCCAGAACCGTGACGCTTACAAGAGACTCACTGAGAGTAACGTAATTGCCTACAAGACTGAGATGGATAAGCTCATCAAGGCTACTTACGGTAGTTATGATAATGCGCCGATGGAAATGATCGCACGCGCTCAAGGTTACTATTCCGGTAACGTGGTTACTGAAGAAGTTCTTAACCGTATTGAGGAAGCTTATGACAAAGCCCACGCTGCGGCAGAGGCAGACCGTAAAGCAGGTAATATTACTGACGAACAAGCTGAAGCCCTAAAGTCCATAGCTGATAAAATACGAACCAACGACACTAACAAGGCTTACGACGCTGCTGTTAAGGTTAGGGAAGCTGACCGTGATGCGGCTCTGAGAGACCTCGCTAAGGAATCACCTAAGCTGGCTGCTCATATTATTGATATTAGGGAGAAGCTTATCATTCCTCTACAGAAGAAACTTGTTAACTCTGGCCTCGATAAAAACATCGGAGTTAAGATTTCTAAGACCGGAGGGATCTACGTGACCCGTAGTTACCAGATGTTCACTGACTCATCATACCTTGAGAAAGTGAAGACAGATCCCAATTATCAAAAGGTGCGGGACGCTGCTATGGAGTTCTTCAAGGACGAGTTTTTAAAGAAGACTACCAATGATCTAGTTAACAGTGGTATGGACCCTTCTCTCGCTAAGATTGAAGCTGGCAAGATTCTCGAAAGAGAGAACCAAAGCAGTCCCCACAATTCTTATGGTCAAGAAGCACTCAACGCTTTCTTGATGCAGTATGAGAAAGGTGGTAGAGATTCAACGACCCTTGGTCCGAAAGACTACAAGATGATTGAGAATAATCTCAAACGTCGTAGAGATCTGCCGGAAGAGATCCGAGATCTTCTCGGCGAACTCGGACCGAAGTCCGGTATTGATTTGATCCTCCGGACTTACTCGACTGTTGCGACGCTCACATCGCAGCAAGCATTCCTGAACCAACTGAAAGACTTCGGCGTGAAATCAGGAGTCATGGTCACGACAGAAAATAAATTCGCTACCAAAGAGAACCGCGACAAGTATAGTAACTTTGTTCCTGCAAGGTCTGGTGTTCCAAGCAAGAGTGATCCTCTTTCTGGGATGCACGTCTCGCCTGAATTTAAAGAGGCTCTCGATGTTACACTCAAAGATTCCTACATGATGGACTACGCCGACACGGCGGAGAAAGCTGTTAAGGGGATATTTGGTTTAGCCTCTAACCTAAGTGGTAAGGCGATGGCAGCTAAGACATTAGGTTCGATCGGATTCTACGGTCGTAACGCTGTCGGTAACTTACTGTTTGGAACCTCACAAGGATTCTTCCGCTACGATAAGATGATCGCTGCCATGACAAAGTCATCTATCGACGCGTTCACAGGAGCCTCTGGCAAGATTGATCCGGTGGTTAGTGAGCTTATCGGTCTTAACGTCATGGGAGACGAACTCCGTGCTGGAGTCATGAGAGACCTCCTTAACGGTAAGGTTACTCCTGAAGGCATAAGGAAGCAGATCGCAGAGTTAGGTGAAAAGACGAAACTCAATAAACTGACTAAGGGACTAGCGTTTGTTGAGAAGAAAGCTCAGGATTTATCCGCTGCTCTCGACGCTGCTTACAAGGTCGCCTACTACAACCACGAGTTGAACATCCTCAAGGAAGCGCAAGCCGCAGACACAGGTGATTTTGCTAGGATGAGCGAAACGAAGATCAAGCGTTTAGCTGCTCGCAAAGTTGTCATGACCTCACAGGCATACAGCCAAGCACCACCAGCCGTTGCCGCATTCACGAAGTCTGGACTCGGCCTAGTATTTGCTCCGTTCATCCGATTCAAGATGGAGGTTCCACGAATCGTGATTAACACGTTCAAGCTCGCCAAAGAAGAGATCGACAGTAAAAATCCTGTTCTGGTTCGGAGAGGTGTGTTTAGAATGGGTTCAATGATTGGGACGCTCGGAGTTCTTTCTTCCGCTGTTCCAATGATCATGGCCGCGCTGTCTGGCATAGGTGATGAAGAGGATGAGGCTATGCGTGCCTCCATTCCGGATTACCTCAGAGGACATACGTTCTTCTACTTCGGTGAAGGTAAGAACCTGAAGTCGGTTGATTTGACCTATGTTAATCCTTACTCCCTCATAGTTGATCCGTTCTTACGATCGTATGAGAACATCCGAAGAGGAGAGTTCACTGAAGCGGGAGCTGCATTGGCTATAGGCTTTGTGAGAGATCAATACTTAGATGATCAGATTCTCGCAGGGGCTGTCCGCGATGCGACAAGGAACGTTAACCCATCTACTGGTAAACCTATTTGGAACAACGGGGCCGATGGTCCGGTTGAAGCGGGTTCTAAGATCCTCAGCTACATCGCTAAGGAAGCCTACGCGCCACGACTCGGTAAAGACTTTGTCAATGGTTGGTCTACTGGAAGCCTGTCCGGAATGGTCGGCGAGATCGCGGACGGTGCAATGCCTGCAAGGACTCACGATGTTGATCTCCAGAAACAGTATTCACGTTACTTGTTGGATCTGAACAAGAGATTCAACAATGTGAAGAGCGGACTCAATGCAGTGAAGCGGAACGCCCCGATGAGTGACGGCGAGGTCGGAGACATCATCGACGATAACATCGAAGACCGTCGCCTCCTCAACTACGAGTTGATGCGGGTCAATAAAGGATTCTCCTCACTCGGCCTCACTGACACTGATCTTCTGAAAGGGATGAAGGAGATGAAGCTCGGTCGCGATCGAGTCGCTCTATTAAGTCGGGGATACATGGATAGACCATCGCCCAAATACATTATCGAAAGCCTACTCGATCCAAGGACCGATGAGTATGGCGCGGGTCGGGCGCAGCAGATCCTCAACCATTATCGGAACATCAATCGATACATCCCTATCCGGCCTATTACAGAATCTGAATAGAGCTTGCGTGCAGTAAATGATGATAGTGGCCAGAGCCGCCGCGCCAAAAATAAGTGAGGAAAATCGCTCGGAAATTTCCCACTTATCGGCGCGGTTTCTTTGGGTCAGGACACAAAAAAGGAGGCAGGGATTTCTCCCTACCTCCTTGTCATTCCTGAAAGAACTACTACGTTGTCATTAATGACGGTTGGATCCAATCAGGCGGATACCGCCTTGTCCATTTTAAATTACGGAATATTTTTGTCCGGTAGAACTCCCTCACCTTATCCACTTTATCAGGAAAAAAGATATGGTCGGGATCGACGGGCGGGAGGCTTAGAGAGTCCATCTTCTCACTAGCCTCGATCAGCGGCAGGCTGTCTTCAAGGCAGGCAGGCTTCCGGAATCGGTAATAAAGCTCGTGTGTTGCTGAATTACCATGATCTACGACCCATCTAAGGTTCGCGAGACTGGCGCAGGCCCACCGGATATACGGGTCACTGCTCTGTGTGCGAATCTCAGAGGCTTCCTTAAACACTTTTCTAGTGAATGAGACAGTCTCGCGGAGATGTCGATCACATAGATTGCTCGCAGCCTCATCCGGATCGGAGTCAGTGAAATAGATCATGCCCGCCGTCCTTTCTTTCTATCGGCCTGTTCCCGCATCTTGCGGAGGCGGCGCGATTCAGTCTTAACCATGTTCGCAGTAATCACGATAAGAGCTAACGGGGCCATGATGATCAGGCCGATGATTTGTAAATAGTCCATATCTAGAATCATGGGTGGTTCAGGGTTTTCGCTTACGTTTCGTGGGTGATACTCTACCTTTCGCGTGCTTCGACACGCCGTTTCGTTGTTCGCGAACGAGACTAGTGTCGCTAGTCTTGCAGCTTCCCATTGATTTTGCGTAATAATTACGCCTTTTGCTTTTTGATTTCATTGGTTCAGGGTTCAGTGAAGGATGTCTATCGAGACGGATTCATTTTTAAAAATGTGAGTCCGGTAGTCTCCGTCTCCGCCTTCTACGATAGTCTGCACTAACTCCGCGCCGACTTCGACGGGACCAAGAGATTGATCGTAGATGTTGAAGGTCGGTCTTCCCGCATCGAGGAGCAATGTCTTCCCGTTTGAGAGGTGGACTTGATCCACAACGTCAAAGTCGTCGGCGTAATCGACTGATTCAATTATTATCTTTTTCATGGTTTTTTGGTTTAGAATGTGAAGAAGAGGATTTCAAGGATCTTACGAGTGATAGTATCTAGCCCGATCCATGAGACGAGCGCGAGAGCCGGAAGGTAAAGGACCGACACGATTATTAAATGTTTGCGTGGAATCATTTTTAATTGGTTTTTTAGTTTTATTGTTAAGAAGGATTGATCTGATCAATCCACCTAAGCCCTCGCCCGAAGGCGAGAGCAACGGTGAAGCGACTAGCTTTCCCGATAGATCGGAGCGACTTCTCCGAATTTGTAGAGGCTTGGATAATATCCATAATCTAGCCAGAGAACTGGAAGCGATGGCTCTTCCAACTCTTCCCAATCGCTCGCGAATCCGTCAGTGATATAAACGATTCCCTTAGCATCGGGCGCGTTTTCCTCGACCCAATCGAAAGCGGGTTTAAACTTCGTTCCCCATCCGCCGTGAAGCTCGCGATCGATAGGATCGCCAGCGTTCAATTCCTCATGATG